CATGTCTTGGCGATTCTTCCCTTCGCCAAGCTGCTTGAGCATAGCCAATGCTTCGTCGTACCGCTTCTGGTATCCGGCGATTACATCAGCTTCACCCTTCATGAACGTATACGCTTCTAGCAGCGCGCCGTAAAGGAGCGCGCTCTCGAAGTTGTCCCCAAGCCACGACGTACCCGCAGTCACAATCGACGGCGGGTAGTAGAAGTAGTGGAGTTCTACGCTGTAATTTTGGTCGGGGGTGGGCCCGAGGATGAAGGAGTCCACGTCAAAATAGGCGTAGTACGTCGGCGGCCCAGTCACGTTCGGGTTGGGGAACGCAGCACGGATGAAGCTGACGTCCTTGTTCAGGAGGTACTCGTAAGCCCCCGTGTTGGGGTCAATTAGCGCCATCGAGAAGGTAGAAAGCCAGTCCGAGGGGACCGAGAGATACTTGTTGGTAGCGGTGCAGTTGCCCGTCACGTTCTTGCGCAGGTCAAGAAGCTGGACCGTGTTGAAGATACGCTCTTCGGCGTTGACGATAAACGTGTCGATCTGCTCAGTCGAAGTGAGTCCACCCGACCCCACCGTGTCCGGGAAGTCGTTTTCGGTGTAACCCTTAATGGTCTCGACAAGCTGAGCGTAGTTCATTAGCCAAGCTTCTTGCTGCTATTCGTACCTTTGGTAGCCGCACCGGTCCCACGCGTCTTCACGGTCTGGGTGTTAGGTACGTTGTTCGGATAGCCACTGTTGCCCAAAGGCTCATGAGACGGCTTAGGTTGGTTGTATTCAGCCATTTTTATTGACCTTTCCCATATCCTTGATCGGCTTCTTACCGCTCTTCTGGTTCGCAACCTTAGCAAGGTTACGTCCGAGCTTCAGCATCTGGTCGTTAGTCTTACCACCCTTAGCCATGTCAATTCTCCGTCGTCTGAATAGTCACGGTACCGACCTGACCATTACCTACTAATGTATCAGGAAGACCCCACAAACCCAAGGGGTTTTGAAAACCCACAGGGTCCCACCCCCAGTGAATGACGCGGCTACCCTGCGAGGGGGTACCAAACGCGTCTACATCCTCAGTCGGCAACGTATTCGGTTGCGTCCGAATACCCGTCAAACCAGCTTGCCAGAAGGTCGTATCGGGACGTGGGTTACGGATAGCCTGTGGGTCATCCACCGGGTACATGCCAAGTTGAAGCTGCGGCTGATCCGGCTCCCAGCACGTGGGGCACACAAGGATATTGATGTTCTTCGTCTTGATGACGAGCGACCTCAGTTCCTTCAGCTTGTAGCGAAAGCCACAGCGATCACACTGCGAAATCGCGTACTTACCAGAGGCGAACCGGTTAGGCACGTTACCCCCTTAGTAGAACATCTGACGCGGTGCGAGGCGCAGCGGTGCTTTTTCGCGGTCTTCGTCTGCGGCCTGCTCCCAAGCTTCGTCGTACATACCCTTGAGCATGACGGAGCGTTCGAGTGCTCCGGGGATTTTAAGCGAGAGATGGTACGCGAGCCCTGCAACCATGGCGGGCAACATGCGGAACGGAATATCTTGCGTGGTAACGCCTTCGCCCGCGTCTTGAATACGACGCAGCCGGAAGTACACGAACGTGTAGAAGTTGTTCTGGTCCGGGGCAGGCCACACGTTGATGTTCGGAGCTTGAACGCCCGAGGGGTTCTGCGCGCCTGACTGGCGGTTGATCCACACCTGAATAGGCCGACCCTGCGCGTTCTTGTTAGGAATCGTGAGGTAGGTATCGGCGCTGATACGGTTGATGTTGATGTCCGTCTGCCCCTGCTGCCCCGACTGAGTGCGGATGACGTGGTCGAACAGGTCGATGGTATCCACCGGCAGGTTGTAGGTAATCTGCCCCTGCACCATGGCAATCTGCCCCTGCTCAATGGTCCAGAGGTTGATGCCCTTGTTCGCCCACTCAATGGTCAGCAGGTTCAAGCTGCGCCGCGCCGTGCGAAAGTCATAACCCGTACGCAGTTCAGCACCACAACGCTCAAAAGCCTCCTCAATGAGGAGGTTAACATCAAGATTGAACGATGTGGTACTGGATGTCGTCATTTACTTCCTCCGCGCCGCTTCCACGCGCTTGGGCTTACCGGCTGGCTGCCCTAGCTGTTTTTTCTGGGCGATGCGTTTGCGTTTTTCCGATGTAGTCATCTCCGACGACGTCTTGGGTGTCTTATCAGAAATACGTTTACTAGGTCTACAATAAGGTGTGCCGCGCTTCTCACCCGGCTGCCGCCCGCAGGCTTTACCCGTACGGACGTCCTTCCAGTCCTCTTGGAACCAGCGCTTGAGCGAAGCGCCTTTCTCGGTTTTACGAACTGCCACCTTTGTTACCCCAGTTCTTGGCACCGACCTTGCGGCACTTAGAGATAGCCCCGGAGGCGTAGGCGGAAGGAAAGACTTTGTAGCGCGCCTTGACCTTGGAATAGCACGCGTCCTTGGCGCTGCCACCTTCGGCCATGCGCTTCGCCTTAACCTTGCCGCCCTTGGCGTAGACGGTGACCGAGTCGGGGTTGTCCTTCCGACGAATGGTCTTCGCCTTTGGCATCTTGGACGCCATCATAGCGCCCATACCCCGACTGGCACGCATATCAGCAGCCCTTCGTCTTTCCGCCTTTGGCGTAGTCGCCACGGCGTGCACCACCCATTGCGCCAGCGCGGCGCATAAGTTGACCGGTAGACCCAGAACCCGTTTGAGTTGGGTTCATATTTATCTTCGAGGTGTCCCCGCCGAGACGACGTCCGATACCGCCCATGGCCATCTTCGGCATCTTGGTGTCGGTCTTGCCCTTCTTGGCAACGCCATCGGCGCGCGACGAGACTGAGCCACCCTCGGCGTACTTCTTCATCGCACGACCCATCGTGTCAGCCGACTTCTTGGTCATGGCACGACCGGCCTTATCGGCCATCTTCTTCATGCCCATCTTCTTGTCCTTCATCTCGAACTCCTTGCCGACCTTAGAGGGAACGCCCACCTTCTTGGCGAACTTGGGGTTGTTGGCTACTGCCGCCATGAAGCTCTTCTGCTTGGGTGTCTTGCTAGGCATGATTCATCCTTTCTTCATGTCATCCAGTTTAGCTTCAAGGCGCTGGATACTTTTGTCGATGCGCTCTGCGAGCTTATCGAGCGTCTGGTTGACCTCCGCGCGAGTGACGTGGTCACGTGCCACTTCTTCCCGCGTTTTGTTGAGCAAGATACCCAAGCGGTCCAGTTCGTCGAACTTACCCTTAAGCATAAAGCCCATAACCCCGACGACCGCACTGAGGACGACGTTCCATATCATCATCTCCATGTCAGCACTTCCAAGCGCGAAGAGACTTATTGATACGGCTGTTCGGGTCGTTAGCGGTCTTGGATGACGTCAGCTTCTTCTTCATCCCAGACATCCGGGCGCAGAATGACTTTTTGCGGCTACCGCCTTCAGGCTGCGGGGCCTTGAGCCCCGGCTTCCCCGGATTGGCTTTGTTGTAAGATGCACGCCCCTTGGCGTTTAAGCCACCCTTGGGGTTCTTGCCTTCCTTACGCTGCCAAGCCGGGGTCTTAGCCATTAGCAGATTTTCCCTTTGGTGTGGCCCTTCTTGGCAATGCCGTCGCCACGGGTGACGCCGCCCTTGGCGTACTTCTTGACGGCCTTCAGGTCCTTGGCGTCCTCACCGGACATGCGGTTGCCCGACTTCACGGACTCACCGGGGGACGGCATCGTGCGCTTCTTAGGCGGCATCATCCGCTTGGTTTCTTTACCAACCTGCTCGGAGACGCGGTTGCCGCTCTTCAGCGACTCCTCAATGGACGGCATACCACCGTTGGCCATCTTCTTAACCGCACCACCCTTGGCCATCTTCTTGACCGCGCCGCCGTGCTTCATGCCGGGGGCCTGCTTTTTCTTTGTTTCTTCCTCTTCCATACGGCGGCGCTTATCGGCAGCGGTATCGCCTTCGCCAATAGAGTGCATAAAGGGGCTGATCTTACGCATATTAGAAAACAGACCTTCCCCGCTAGCCATGCCGTACAAGGGGGAGATAGAGCCGAGGATTTTGTCAATCTTAGCCATCAGACGAACCTTCCTTTAGTCTTGCCCTTGGTGGCGCAGCCGTCTGCGCGCTTGGAAGCGGTGGAACCGCCCTTGGCCATCTTCTTGACCTTGCCGCCCTTCTTGAAGGGGATAGCTGCACCTGCGCCGATAGCGCCACGGCGACCAACACCAAGCGACACACGCCCTTCGTCCCCGCCGAAGGTAGGGCCAAGGTAACCAGCGGTGCGAGCAATTGGCGGTGCGCGACGGTCTACGGCTCGGCTTGGGGTCATAGAAGCGGACATACCGCCACCGCCACCGCTACCCGGCATCGACGGGCCCATAGCACGAGCGCGAGATAGCGCTTCTAGGTCGAAGTTCTCAGGGCGCATCCCCTCGACGATGATTTCATCGTCTACCATACCACCGTCGGCGTAACGCTTCTTGCGCTTCATACGAAACGACCTTTCGTCTTACCCTTAGTGGCGCAGCCGTCTGCGCGCTTGGAGGCGGTGGAACCGCCCTTTTTAAAACCCGTCACCTCGTTGAGCTTAGCACGTGACTTGGCGTAAAGGCCCGCGCCGGGAGCTTTAGCATCCGCCTGCAACTTGCTACGTTTGATGGACGCCATGGCCTTTTCGGTCATGGCGTCATGGCCCTCCAAGTTCTTCGCCCGCGCAATGACTTCGTCCCTTGCTTCCTTGGGCGATGCAAAATACTCGTTCTCTCGGCTGTAAAACTCAGCCATCTGAGGTACAGCCTCCGTACCGATGCCTATAGATGCGCGGCGATTACGGCGATTAAGCTTGTACCTTTCCTGAAACTTTTTACTCGCTTCCGGGCCAAAGGGATCATCGCGTTTCATGCTACATTCCTCTGCGGAGGGACAACCATCGGGTAAAGGATATCCTTACCGTAGTTGCCGATGTATTCCTGCACGCCCATGTGACCTAGCGAGATTGACGGGTCGATCCAGACGTCGAAACCGAGTTCACGTGCACGGTCACAGAAGAGGAAGTCTTCCCCCATGTAACCTTCTTCCGTAACTTGGAAATCAAACATCGCAGTGAGCGTACGATCCGAGCGAGTATCATAATATTTCCACTCCGGATGGGCTGCTGCCATCTGCTCAAAGACCTCACGACGCACCAGCATGAAGGCAGTCGCCACGCGCTTGGCACGGACAAGGCCCATACCGTTCATCGTAAGCTCGCCGTTCTCGTCGTAGTCCAACGTGGCGATGTAGGTCTTGGTCTCGCTGCGGGTGCGCGGAACACCGGCGACGATGCCCTTCTTGGGGTCGGTGCCCCACGCCATCAGGCGGAAAATGTCGTCAGGCTCGAAGTTGATGTCCGAGTCGATGAACATGAGGTAGTCGCAGTTGGACTCCAGCAGGTCCTGCGCCAGCAGATTGCGAGCACGGGAGACAACAGAACAGCCGCAGATGCTGCCAATCTGAATATCAATCCCGTGCTGCGCAGCCTGTTGCGCAAAGCGAGCGAGCGAAACTGCCAGCTTCAAGGACACCTTGAAGTCGTATGCAGGCAGAGCAACGAAGATGCTCTTACCTGCTAGATCATAGCTCTTTTGCGCTTGCATAAATCACCCGTAGAAGACTGTCAGGCTGGTCTGGTTGGTCATCTGGGCATAAATCCCATTCTGAGCCAAGATGCCCTGACCCGGAATGAGAAGCGTAACAACGTCATCGCTGGCGTTGGTATCGACCGACATCATCCAGCGAGTGTTGTAGTTGCAAGCTGCACCCGCACCCACCGTACCCGAGTTAATATCGGTCACAGTGAAGGTGTTGGTTGCCGCCGTCTGGATGACGTAGTTACCATTGGTAGCTCCGCCTGCCCCAAAGGTGAGGCCAACGGCCTGACCGGGCAGCAATCCATGGGCGTTCTTCGTTACCGTGATGACGAACCCCGAACGCCCGTAGGTGGCCGAGGTTTGAGCAACGGTGGAGTCCCACAGGTTAACAGTCCCAGCGACGTTCGTACCCGTGCCAATAACCCCCTTAAGGCGTGCACGGGTAGGAACCAGTAGCCCGGACTGATTAGTGTGGGCTGATAGGACGTCTGACTGCATTGCCATCGGATTTCTCCTTCTTAGAGGTTACCGATTAGGTGTTAGCAGTGAAGATCGTCGTCAGCCAAACTGCGTCCGTGGTCGCAATGCACTGAAGCCAAGTCGAACCTTCCATGGTCACCGAAGCGGTGCCGTTGATGGTGTCGCTGGTG